ACCATCTTTTTAACAATCTCAAGAAACTCACCAGACTCAGCAGCAAGCCCAACGCCAGCAGTGGTAAGACGTTCAATATTGGCACCCTCTCTGTCAAGTTCACCCAGACGGTCAGCAAGACTGACAAAATCCTTAGAACAATCACTTGTGACAGCATCCACGAAATGACTGTACTTATTAAAGTCAACATTATTAGTCATAATTTATACGTTCCATTCAGCAAATTTACTTAATCGGTTTTGTGTTTCAGAGAACTGAGGCATCTCTTCTTCCGCTTCTACATCCATAACAGATGTACTGTCAGCAACATCATACAGCCTCATCTTTGATCTGTCAATTCCCACCATGAATTTTCGTGAGGAAGTCGGGTCTGAGTATCTGTTCTTAAGTTGTTTGACCATGATGCGACCTTGTTGTTCCAAATCCTCAGTAGAGATAAGGGCAAACATAAAATCAGCAGTGGCAGGAAGACCAAAAGACTCAGAAGTATCGGTAAGATCTGGATCGCTATTGCCAAAACCACTACGAGTAGTCTGAGTGGCACTAATAATAGGGACGTTACATTCCACAGCAAGACCCCGAAGCTCCTCAGCAATCGCCTTAACATAGGTATACGAGTTAACAACTGCACCTTTGTACCTCACACTTGCACATATATTTAAGTAGTCTATGAATATTATAGCAGGTTTAAAATCTTTTTTCAACTTAAGATCAGATAAGAGTGCCTTAAAATGACCTGCATGTGCAGATGCTGTAGGGTACTCTTTTATTATGAGTTTGCCTTGTGTCTTTCTGGCAATCTCATTAACCTTACTGGTAAAAAGAACCTCAGGTAAATCTACAATATCTTTAACAGCAACGTTTAAAAGATTTGCATCAATTCGCTCAGCAATCTTCTCCTCTGCCATCTCACATGTAATATAGAGAACGTCATACCCCTGTGAGAGTGCGGCACCAGCCATGTGGCACATGAATAGACTTTTCCCGACACCTGTACCAGCAAGAGCGATATTGAGAGTCTTATTAGAGAGACCACCTTTCGTAATATAGTTAAACTTCTCCAGATCAAAGGGGATCTTCTCCTCTTTTCTGTGGTAGAATTCATATCTATCTTTAGATTGTTCAATGTAATCGTGACCAATGTGTTCGTCAAAAGAAACCGCTAAGGCTTCTTGAAGGATGGAGGGTATAGCGTCTCTGGAAATCTTTTTATCTTCACCATCTGCAACCTTGATAGATTGCATGAGAGCAAGATATATAGCACGGTCTTTGCACCACTTTTCTGTGGCATCAAGTAGCCACTCGTAGTCAACCCACTCGTCTGATAATCCTCTTACTGCTGATACCGAATCTTGAAACGATTCATCAGTTAGATCTGTACGATTTTGTAAATTAATCGTAAGGACTTCTTTAGTAGGAACTTTGTCATACTTAGCAGCGAAGTCAGCAATCTCTTCATAGATGATCTTCTCATGGTAGTTCTCAAAGTATTCTGCTTTAAGAAATGGAACCACCTTGCGATAATACTCCTCGTTATGTAGGAGATTTCTCAAGATAGATTCTTCAATACGCTCAGTCATCCAGTTTTAACCTCGCAAAGGACTTTTCACTTAACCTCTTCTGTATCAGTTTACCATACTCTTCGTGTAATTCGCAACCAATATAGTGTCTCTGTAAGGATTTAGCTACCAAAGCAGTTGTGCCAGATCCCATGAAAGGATCTAATACTATGTCACCCTCCTCACTACCTGCTTTGATACATGGTTCAATGAGGTCTGGTGGATACACTGCAAAGTGTGCTCCCTTATATGGTTTGTTTGTTACCGACCAGACAGATCGTTTATTCTTTGTTGTATAACTTTTTGTAAGACCTGAATGTGGTTGGAGTCCTGATCCTTCGTTATGATATTTTCCTTTAGTTCTGTCTCTGGTTCCCCAGTCTTGTTTGACTGGTTCTTTGATTGCTTCGTTGTCATAGAAATATTTTTTACTCTTACTAAATAGGAATATATACTCATGGGACTTTGTACATCTATCCTTGACTGACTCAGGCATAGGATTAGGTTTATGCCATATAATGTCCTGTCTTAAATACCATCCATCTGAACGTAATGCAAAAGCCAACATCCAAGGAATCCCAATCAAGTCTTTTTCCTTTATTCCTTCTAACTTTCTTCCCCGTTTGTTGCATTGTTGCGGCAAATCCTGGTTGGTTTTACTCACCGACTGTTTAGGATATGCTTGTCCTTTGCCAGGTCTATAGTTATAATAACTATCTCCTATATTTACCCATAGTGTTCCATCATCTGTTAGAACATCACGGACAGATCTGAATACTTCAACTAAAGATTGAACATACTCTTCTGGTGTCTGTTCTTGTCCTATCTGTTTTTCTTCACCACCATAGTCTCTTAAACCATAATAAGGTGGTGAAGTAACACACATCCTAGCTTTACCATCAAACTCTTTGAGAGTCTCACGACAATCACCAAAGAGAATTGTATCAGTTACCATAACTAAATTCTGTTCTTGCTGCTTCTTCTAGTTTTGCCATCACTTCGTCTGTGAAGTATTTCTCAGGATCACTGAGTATAGACTTAGGGTAAACATTACTACCACCAATGGCGATACGGTTGCCCACCCGTTTGAATACTCCATACTTTTCACCAAGCTCCAAGAGTCCATAATATTTGTCCAGTCCACGGTCATCAAAGAATAAACGAGTCTCAACTTTAGATCCCTCCTTAGATAATCTAGATTTTTTAGCTTCACACTTAATGATGTTACCCACTAGTTCAGTTCCATCTTTCTCTTTCTTCTTGCCGAGATAGATTATAGTAGATGCTGCATACTTAAGACCTGTACCACCTCCCATCTCCTTTGCAGGAACATAAGATCCGATCACATCATAAGTATGGTTAGTAACTATCATAGGTATACTAGCCTGTCCTAACTTCAATGTCAAGACCCTGAATGCACCCTTGATCAACTGTGATTTGGTCATGTCCCTGACTTGTTTATCATTAGAAATGTCATCCATCTCTTTTGATGTACTAAGCATACCAAGAGAATCAAGAACAAACATCATTGGTTGACGTTTATCTTTAGGTTCTTTTAAATACTTGTCAACAATTCTACATGCCTGTGTTCTAAACTCTTCTATCGTAGCAACAGGAAACAGTACCATACGAGAACTGTCAATGCCACGAGACTCAATCATGTCACGGGAAATTGCGGACTCAGTTTCAAAATAAATGACACCTCCATCAGGATTAGAGGCAAGGAAATTACGAACGACACTAAGAGCAAAGAAAGTCTTGCCAGTGCTTGATTCTCCTGCCAAGGCAGTAACTTTGTTGGAAGGAAGACCTCCAAACAACGAGCCACTAACCAAGGCGTTAAAGATGTAACTCCCAGTATCAACGTAATTAGTAATGTCGCCAGCAGCGACTCCTTCGCTAACGAGACCAGCAAATTCATTTCCACTGTCCTTAATTACAGAATCTAAAAATCCCATTGTGATGCTTCATCCTCATAAAAGTTTACGTAAGTATAATTCTTACTCATGAGTTTAGCAAACCCAAGAGCAGTGTCATGGTCCTCAAAGCATTTAATGTCCTCAGGACTTACTTGACCCACAACATGATTTGTCCATGTTACTACAAAAATTTTCTTTGTCATGAAAAGAAACTAGAAATGGTGATAGTTTTTTCGTGAGTCCAACCAATACATTGTAGCACATTTTTGAGAGGTTCCAAGAAACTCTTCTCAAATTGTCTTTGGTAGTCCACATATTTTTCAATACCAAATTCCTTTGGCAATTCACCAAAGAAACTAATCACATTCTCATGGAGTGGGTTTGGTGTTTTAAGATACATGAACTTAATCTTCTCACCTTCTTGGATGAGAGGATGTTTGTTTTGTACATTATGTTTCTTTACATAATGATTGTACAAAAGAGCACCCCTTACGTGGATGGGGGTTCCTTTGTTATAGATGTCAGTTCTGTTGCGATATTTCTCAAGGTTGTTAACGCCTCTGGGAAATGCGACTTCCTCGTAAGGTCGTTCTCTGGTTTCTGTTCGGACATCATTGATAAAATTGATAAGTTCATCATTTGTTTTGCCGATAATGATCTTGAAAGCTGCATATAATTTATCCCTAAAGTATGCTGGTGTTGATGACCTAGCTGTTTCTAAACCCATGATCTTCATCTTGGGTTCACTATAACGGACTCCTTCAGAATCCCACACGTTTAATATGTATCTCTTCTTGGCAGTCCAGATACCACGGTCAGCGATGTTCTCTCGCTTCATAATCATCTTTTGGTCATACGCCGATACATACGTTGCAAGTTCCTGATACGAGGCATCAATGAACGGTTCCAACTTATCTTTGCAGATCTTGTCCAGTAGCTCAACGATCCGAATCTTATCACCAGACTTATTACTAAAAAATTTAGTAACAAGAGGTCCAAGATTAAGATATATTGAGTCGGTGTCAGATGCAATGACGTAATCAACGTTATCAGTAGAGAGTAGTTTATTTAGATAACCATTCATCTTGTTCTCAATCCATCTAATTGAGACTTGACCTGAGAGTGTAATAGCCTCAGCATTAGCAAGACGATAGTATCTAAAGTGCTCATTACCAATAGCACCATAAGCACTGTTCAAAGAGATCTTCTTTGCCATCTGTATATTATTACAGCGAGCAATTTCTTTAGAGAGTTCAACAGTAGGAGTTTTCTCATACTGTTTCTTTGCCTCAATCATTTTCTTCTTGAAGATGACCCTAGAGTCATACATCTTCTGCATCATCAATGGTAAGAACCCATGCTTATCTTTCCTGTACTGTGCTCCATTAGCACACACAGCAAACTCACCATCAATATCAGTCTCTTTATTTAAAATCCCTTCAACGCTTGCGTTGGGATGTCTAGCCTCCCTGAGTGTTTCGGGCGAGATATTGTACTGCATAATGAGGTGAGGATAAAGACTATTGAGATCAAAATTAACCACCCAATCATAGAATCCTGGAATCGGTTCCTTGACATAAGCCCCCGCATACTTTTCTGACTTTGTTGCCTCCTTCTTAGGAGGAATTGCAATCTTACGTTTTAGTAATTCGCAGTATATGTAATTATCCCACATACGTACCT